GTTCGTCTGGCTCACAAGGCTTGATGACTGTCACGACTGCTGGTACATCTCAAATGTACCGTGCAGTTAAGACTGGTGACGGTGCCTGGTCTCTGTACCGCATTGCCTAAATTTAACGGGGGCTTTTGCCCCTGTTTTTAAAGGAAACAATCATGGCAAATTCACAAGCTGTCGGTGTTGCGTATAGCGACCCCGAATTTACTACCTGCTATGCAAGCCAAGAAATTGGCTACAGCGCAGCGGCTCAAGGCACTGTGACGCAAGCAACAGACAAGTCTACAGGGGTAACTCTGAACAAGTCTGCTGGTCGCATCACAATGAACAATGCTGCTTTGGCTGGTGGTGCAGTAGCGTCATTTGTTCTGACCAATAGTTTGATTTCTGCAAACGACACAATCATTGTGTGTGTTTCTAGCAATACTACTGGTAGCGCGGCTGGGGCTTACACCACCTATGTCTCTTATATGACTACTGGTTCTGCCTTGATCTCGTTGCGTAATTTGAGTGCAACTTCATACTCTGAAGCTGTAATCATTAACTACTCAATCATCCACGGCGCATCGTAAGATGCACCTAACAAACGGGGGGCTTCGGCCCCTCTTTTGGGTATGAACATTTATTTAATGCACCCCATCCACGGCAGAAAAGTTGCAACTTTGGAACTTGAAGCCGAATTTGATGAAAAAAACGGTTGGTCAAGGTACAATCTAGACGAGCCTGTTGAAGTCTCTGAGCCAGAGACAAATGCGTTGAACATTAAGCGCAAATACACACGCAAGGCTGTAACCGAGGAAATCTGACATGGCAACAATTACAGCACAAGACATTATTTATAAGTCTTTGCGAATGCTTGGTGTTATTGCTTCTGGTGAAGTTCCAACTGCTGCTGAAGCGCAAGATTCACTTTATAGCTTGAATTCTCTCATTGACTCATTTGCATCCAACCCGCAGTATTACTATTACACTCAGGACGAATTGTTTTCTCTGACTGCTGCTACCGCTTCATACACAATTGGTACGGGTGGCGTTTTTAATACAACTCGTCCAATTCGGATTGTGGGTGCTTACATTACGGTTTCCGGCGTAGACACATCTCTTGGATTGATTACGGAACAGTTCTACAACAACATTAGTGCAAAGACAACTGCTGGCGCACCTACTAGCATTTTGTACCGTCCAAGTTCTCCATTGGGAACAATTATTGTTTACCCTGTTCCAGCGTCAACAACGGCAATTCATTTGCGTACTGAAAAAACTTTGACTGCTTATGCCTCGCTTACTTCTACGCAAACTTTGCCACCAGGCTATCAACGTCTATTAGAATTGTCATTGGCTTGCGATCTAGCACCAGAATACGGTTCTCGCGCTGCTCCTGAAACTGTTGCATTCTTAAAAACCTCGCTTGCTGACATTATGCGTACCAACATTCAAAAGTTGCCTAGCTCTAGAATCGGTACATTCCCAGCATCTAATACGCCAACTGATGCAACAACAATGGGCAACATAATGCCTGCGCCTCAAGGGGGAATCCAATGACAACAGCTCGGCAGCTAATAGGTGATGCCCATAGGTTGCTCGGTCTTGTAGCTTCAGGCAACGCATTGCCCGAGGCAGATTATCAAGACAATTTAAGGGCGTTTAATCAAATGATTGACTCGTGGAATACCGAGCGATTAATGATTTACAACACGATTGATCAAGTATTTACATGGCCTGCTGGAGAAATTCAACGGCATCTTGGTCCTACTGGCTCTAGTTTTGGTGGTTTTGATGGAATTCGTCCAGTTTTGCTAGACGATGCCACTTATTACCGTGATCCCGGAACCAATGTCAGCTTTGGCATCAAGTTCATCAACCAGCAGCAGTACGATGGTATTGCTGTTAAAACGGTTACCTCCACTTATCCACAAGTTATGTGGATTAACATGGAATTTCCAAACATTCAAATGACTGTTTATCCAAAGCCAACAAGGGCTTTGGAGTGGCATTTCATTTCGGTAGAGGAACTTAATCAGCCTGCAACATTGTTGACAGATTTAGCATTTCCCCCAGGCTATCTTCGTGCGTTTCGATATAATCTTGCTTTGGAATTAGCGCCTGAATTTAACATGGAGCCTTCGGCTCAAGTGGCTCGTATTGCCATGACTAGCAAGCGTGATGTAAAACGTATTAACAATCCTGACGACATCATGTCAATGCCATATTCGTTGGTTGCAACTCGTCAGCGGTTTAACATTTACGCAGGGAATTACTAATGAAAACGCCAATTCTTGGCGCTTCATACGTTGCGCGTAGTGTTAATGCTGCGGATAACCGCATGATTAACTTGTTTCCAGAAGCAACTACCGATGGTGGTAAAACTTCTGGATTTTTGTCTCGTGCGCCAGGATTAAATTTTTTGCAAACTGTTGGCGATGGACCCATTCGAGCATTATGGGCGCATCAAACCAATGGCAGCGACTTTTATGTCGTGTCAGGCACCGAGGTCTACAAACTTACCGGATTGACTGACACCCCCGTCAAAATTGGAGATGTTTCTGGTAGCGGCCCCGTGTCTATTGCTGACAATGGCGCCGTAATCTTTTTTGCTTGCAATGGCCCAAGCTACACTTATTACGAACCTACAAATGAGTTTAATCAAATTACAGATGTCAATTTCCCCGGCGCTGTGACCGTTGGTTATTTGGATAACCAGTTCATTTTTAATGAACCCAACAGCCAGCGCTTATGGTCTGTGGATACGGTAAACCCCGCAAACGGCGACTATATTTATCCATTGGTGTTTGACCCCCTGTTCTTTTCTAGCGCAGATGGTTCGCCAGATGGTGTGGTTGCAATCAATTGTGACCACCGGCAGCTTTGGGTGTTTGGAACCGACTCTGTTGAGGTTTGGTATAACGCCGGTCTTGCCAATTTTCCATTAACGCCCATTTCAGGCGCTTTTAACGAGATTGGCTGTGTAGCCGCCTTCTCTGTCGCCAAGTTGGACAATACCCTGTTTTGGCTCGGTACAGATGCCCGTGGACAAGGCATTGTTTATAAAGCCAACGGATACGCTGGACTTAGGGTTTCTACCCATGCTATTGAGTATGCTATCGCACAGTATGGCAACATTTCTGACGCTTTGGCCTACACCTATCAACAAGAAGGTCACTCTTTTTATGTGCTGACTTTTCCAAGCGGAAATGCTACTTGGGTATACGATGTATCTACACAAGCCTGGCATGAACGCGCTGGATTTAATGACGGCGAATTTATGCGTCACCGCAGTAACTGTCAATGCAATTTTCAAGGCAACATTGTTGTTGGCGACTTTGAAAACAACAACATTTACACGCTTGATTTAAATGTCTATGCTGACAATGGCGATGTTCAAAAATGGTTGCGGTCATGGCGGGCTTTGCCAACTAATGAAAATAATCTTAAACGCACCTCACAACATAGTTTGCAACTTGATTGTGAGGCGGGAGTTGGTTTAAACAATGGCCAAGGGTCTAGCCCAGAAGTTATGCTTCGTTGGTCAGACGATGGCGGTCATACATGGTCCAATGAAAATTGGCGCGAGATGGGAAATATCGGTCAATATGGATACCGCACAATTTGGCGTAGACTTGGAATGACATTAAAACTTCGTGATCGAGTGTATGAAGTATCTGGAACAGACCCTGTAAAAATTGCCATTATGGGCGCTGAACTGTTGGTTTCACCGACAAACGCATAATGGCCGCATCTCCTTCACAAATTCCAGCCCCACGGGTTCCGTTGGTGGACTTACAGACCAACACGGTTTCCCGTGAATGGTTTATGTGGTTCAATAATTTGTATTCATTTACTGGCGGTGGCGCTGGTCTTGTGGCGGTAACAAATGGCGGTACGGGATTAAGCACCATTCCAAGCAATGGTCAATTGCTAATCGGCAATGGAACAGGGTATTCCCTTAGAACATTGTTTGCTGACGCTGGCATTTCTGTTACTAACGGTTCTGGTGCAATTTCATTGGCTAACACTGGCGTGTTGTCAAATATAGCTGGAACTGGTATTACTGTATCTAACGCCACAGGCGATGTCACAATAGCTATTGATAGCACAGTTGCAACATTAAATGAAAATCAAACATTTAATGGAGCAAATACATTTAACGGTGCAGGCACATTTAATGGTGCAAACACATTTAATGGGGCTTTTAGTCGCGGAGCGCCAGTTACAAAGACTGCTAACTTTACGTTGGCTGATAACGAAAATTGGATTATCAACAATAAGTCTGGCTCTACTTGCACAGCAACTTTGCCTGCCGCATCATCTTGGGTTGGCAGAGAAGTGATGCTTCAAAATTACCAAGCCCAAACTTTGGTGTCAGTTTCAAGTAATGTTGTTCCATTGGGTGGAGGCTCGGCTGGCACGGCGATTTTGGCGGCTACTGCGGGCAAGTGGGCAACATTGGTGTCAGATGGCACCAATTGGATTATTATGCAGGCAGGGTAAAGCAATGCAAGTCACCTACGGCGCTGGATTCAATGTTGCTACGGATATACGGAACAAGGTTGAGGCATTGCAGTCTGAAGTATCAAAATATAAGCAATATGAGGCTCCTACAGAGCATTTGTTTCATGGTGGGATGTATTGTCGTCAAGTATGGCGTCCTGCTGGATGTTTAATAGTCGGCAAGGTTCACAAAAAAGAACATTTTTACATGGTTGTTTTTGGAACTGTGGTAGTTACAACCGATGATGGGGTTAAGCGAATCACAGGTCCACAACTATTGTGCAGTAGTCCGGGAACAAAACGTGCGGTTTATGCCGAGACAGATGCTTTGTGCATGACCATTCATCGGGTTGAGTCAGATAACGTAGAAACAGTAGAATCGGAATTAGTTGAAAATGACCCGCTTTCCATGTTTGGCATAGGAAACAAAGTCAAAAATAAATCCATTGAGGTATCAATATGAGCTTTATTACGGCGGCAATGATTGGGGCGGGTGGTGCTATTGTTGGCGGTGCCATAGCAAGTTCAGGAGCCAGATCAGCAGCATCAGCGCAAGCCGATGCAGCAAATCGTTCTGCTGATTTGCAAGCTGCTGCGTTAGACAAGCAGTTAGCCTTACAGGAACCTTACCGTCAAGCGGGTCTGACAGGTCAAAACCGGCTGATGCAATTGCTTGGCCTTGGTGGTGATGCTGGTGCTGCTGACTACGGCAAGTACGGCAGGGACTTCAGCATGGCCGACTATCAGGCTGACCCTGGCTACGCTTTTCGATTAAACGAGGGCATGAAGTTGCTTAAACATCAGGGTGCTAGCCGTGGTGGCCTGATCTCTGGTGGCACCATGAAGGGCTTGCAAGACTACGCCCAAGGATCTGCTTCGCAAGAGTACGGCAATGCGTTTGCCAGATACCAAGCTGAACGAGCAGCACGACTTCAATCTTTAGGTAATTTAATGTCATCTGGTCAGGCTGCCGCAAGCAATCAGGCGGGCAATACCGGCAACTATGCCACCAATGCTGGCAATGCTTACATGGCTGCTGGTCAGGCTATTGGCGCTGGTCAATTAGGTCAAGCCAACACTCTGGCTGGAGGGTTAACTTCTGCGGCTAGTGGATACCAAAACCAGACAAATTTTAACAATTGGTTGGCTCAAAATAGAACTCCGTCTGTTAGACAACCAGCATACATGGCACCTTCATACAACAATGTAAACCCATATGCTCAATTTTATATTGACGGTGAAGCATAAGGAATAAATCATGGCTGATCTAAATGCACTAATCGCACAGGGCTACCAGTTCCAACCACCACCTGACCCCTTTGCTCAGTATGCAAAGATGCAGCAGTTGAATGTTGGTCAAAACCAAAATGCTTTGGCACAGTACCAACTTGCACAGGCTCAACGACAAGACGTTCAAGCTAATGCTTTGAATGCTGCTTATGCTAGTGGCGTTAATCCAGACACTGGTGAAATGGATTATGCAAAAGTTCGCAGATATTTAGCTGCTGGCGGTGCCGGTAGTCAGATTCCTGCGCTTGAAAAATCACGTTTAGAGCAACAAAAATCACTATACGAACAACAAGAATTGTTGGGTAAGATTGCAGCGCAACCAGTAGCCTTGGCTAAAGCAAAAATAGAAGCAGTAGACGGGCAATTAAAACAATCAAAAGAGCGATTGAATCAGATTGACCCTTATAGCCCAGACGCTGGTGAACAATTATTGGCATGGCACCAGTCAAATCATCAAGGGTTGTTGGGTGACACTCTTCGCGCTAGTGGTTCTACCCCAGAACAAACACAAGGATCAATTCAAGCTGCTGTTGCAAAAGGGCCAGCAGGAATTGCTGACTTTATACAGAAGTCAACACTTGGACAAACTGAGTTTGCAAAAAGCATAGCACCTATTCCCGAAGCAGCTACAGATGGCAAAACTAAGTTCTTCATAGACAAGAACCCAAAAAGCCCTACGTTTGGTCAAAAAGTTGGTGGCGCTGGATTTGAGATGGGAATGACGCCTGGAGAAAAATCAACAGCAGATACTGCTGCTTCTCGTTTAGCATTTGATCAGCAAAAATTTAAATGGGAAAAAGATAATCCAGGTCATGAGTTGATTCAAAACGCTGACGGCGAATACTACGCCGTGGACAAACGTACACGCGCACTTACGCCTTTGATGGTTGGCAGCGTTACTCCTGCTGCTGCGGCTCCTGCTGCTGGTGGTGGACGAGGCGCTGTTGGTGTTACTGATGGCCGTGCAGCGCCAGCCGCTGGT